GACAAAAGGTGAGCAGGCACAAAACCTGCTCACCACATACAAACCGGATGAAATTGAATAAAAGAATGAGTGTCCATAACATAAATCCGTTATGAACACTCATACTGGTGCAGGTAACTTGCAAGGGGGATAGGAATGGGGAAAATGGGGGATTTTGTTAGCTATATGTAAGCTACGGAGCATAATTATGAACAATTCAAGATAATATAAGACTATATTTTGTTGATTGCATTCACTAATTCTTTTGGGTTAATGTGGGTGTAAACCTTTTCGGTCAAGTCCATTTTCGACTTGTGACCGACTATTTTTTTGATGATTGTGTGGTTCACATTTGCCGATACAAGCATTGAAATGCAGGTATGCCTTGTTTCGTGTATGGTGTGGTCTAAACCTAAATCGTTTTGCAGAGGTGTCCAGTAGTTGCGTTTAAAGTTATCGTATTTCAGCGGCTTGCCATTGGTATTATTCAGAACATATCCACATTGAGAATCGCTGATGAATTTCTGCCAAAACGGCAGTACTTTGTCTGCTATAGGCACGGTTCGTACACCTGAATCGGTCTTTGAACTTTCAACAAAGAAAGTCTGTTCGTCAAGGTTTACATTTGAAATTTTTAGGTCGAGCAATTCGGACACACGCACTCCCGAATAAATCAGCATAAGCACTATTTTTACCGAATCAAGATTTGAATATTCCCACAAAAGATTTATTTCGCTTTCCGAAAACTCCCTGCGTGCTCGTTTTGTTTCATCTGACTTGGCATTGATTTTCAATTTTTCTGCAAGATTGTTATGGAGCATATCGTGAAATATGCAGTATTCGTAGATTTTGTTCAACAGAATTTTAATTCGCCTAACTGATTGATAACCGTTGTGGCAGTTATCAAGAACCCGTTGCATATCAATGATTTTTATATCGGACATCTTGCGATTGTATAACATTGAGCATTGTTTGTATGCCGCATTATACTGTCTTTTGGTGTTCGGATTTGTGTCTTCGGTGATGAACTCCTTGTACCAAAGTTCATAAATTTCTGAAAAAGTGCGTCTTGCCGAATCAACATCAAACGGGTTTTGATTGTAATCAGCAAGAGCGTTCAAAGCTTTCGGCTTGTTGGGAAAGTAGCCTATAACTCTGCGTTCCTGATTGCGTGTTTCTTTGTTGTATCCTATTGTCACGCAGGCAACCCACGGATTGCGCCTGTTTCCGCTCAGCTTATAAACAGAGCCGTAGCCGTTAGGCAGTTTCATTTTATACACTCCTTTTGCTTAAAAAAGGGTGCAAAAATCCCTTGTGCTTTAAATTACTTGAAAAACACAAGGGATTGTGATACAATTATCTTGCGTGTAATCGTATCATCTGCACCCTGTGTGGATGATTCCGCTCTGTTCGAGGACCAGTCGAGCAGGGCGGATTTTTTATTTTATAGTTTATTCAGAAACTTTTGCCTCACCTTGTTTGAGCTGTTCGGCTATTTTTACAAAATTAAGCATAGGTAATATAATCTGACCTGACGCAAAAGATAAAGATGTCATATTTATTATATGGGAACGAGCTATTGAATACAGAGATGAATTACCGTTAAGGAACAACATCTGTTCAAACATTTCCTTGTCGTCACCGTCGAATTTGAAGATACCTTCAACAACAATTGAAAATTCTATCTTCTTATTTGATTTTTTGCTTTTTGTTATTGAATGGATCCTAAGTTGTAAAACACCGACATAGGCATCGTCACGCTTTTCAACAGCGTTTCCCACATTGCCTAATTCTAATGATGTTTCGGTATCTTCTTTTGACGGAAGAATTGCAAAGTCATTGTTTACGGTTAATTCAGGAACTCTTGTATTTAATAATTGTAATGTAGCTAATGAATCTCTTATATCCATAATTATTAACCTGCCATTTCTAAAAGAGATAAATATTTAAAGTCATTTAAATCAATCTTTGATAAATTTGAAATATCCGATTTATTCAACTCTAAACTAATATCCTGAACATTGTCCATTATATTGTCTTTAAAAATTTCAAAATTACAATCCAAATCCAGCTTTTCTAATATGTTACAAATGCTTTCAATGGTAAAATTATAATCACCGCTCTCCCATTTTGAAACCATTCCTTGTGTAACGCCCATATATTTGGCAAATTCTTTTTGCGTCATATCTCTGTTACATCTTTCAATTGTGATTTTTGATGATATATCAGAAATAATGTAAGAAGCCTTAATTTGAGCTTTAGATAAACTGCCGGTAAAGGTTTGAATAAAATCAGTCATAGTTTTTGTGTTTTTCATTTTTTACTCTCCTTATATCGTTCCAATGCTATTGGTATCGCATTTTTGTAATTTGTTTTCCGCTTTCCACCTCGCTCGTAAAAACCATATAACAGTATGGTACCGTTACTGTCTATTGAATATAATATTCTAATGTTTGCCTGCAATTTTATTTTCATGGAGTATAAGTTACTGTATTCTTTCAGACTTTCAAAGAGGTTTGACATCTTTATTGGTGCAGTATCCTTATATTCATCTAATATGCTAAGAGCATACAAAAATTTCTTTAAAAAGGAGAACTCATTTCCCGATTCGTTAACTATTTTAGTAATATCAGAAAGGCAATCAGTTGAAAATCTGATGTTGCCGTATCTTTCATTCACTTGTTTTTCTAAATACACCTCATCCATAGTTATGCCCCTTATGAGTATAATATTACTTATAAGTAATAATTTCAAGATTTTTAAGATATTTTTTTGAAAAAAATTGATAAATCAAGCAAATTTTTTCATTATCTTCTAATAAATTGCTTGATTAAAGTATTGTTTTGCGTTGAGATTTTTGCTTATCTAAATTGCATTAGCCTCAAGTTCGTTATAAACAACAGGCTCATAATCATAAAAGTGTTCTGATTTAATATGCTTCAATTCGTGTTTTGTTGCTTTTTGCTGAACAGCATGACTTAATAAAATATTTATGTAAACATTGAAATTACCGTCTGAATCCACAACAGTAACACCTTTTACAGTCATTGGCAGTTCGATTCCTCTAATATAAATATCGCCCAATAATCATTCATCCTTTTGCAATGCCTCAATGATACGAACAGCTTTTTCAACATCTTCTTTTGTAGCACCTTTTGCAAGGCTGAACAGCATACGCATTTCACTTCTGTTTTTGAGTTCTTCAAGGTATTCCTGAAGTTCTGAATTAAGTTCAGCAGAAGTTTTTGAATCAGTAAGTGTGTTCATATCAACATTAAAATAGTCGGCAATAGCCTCTAATGTTTCGAGGTTAGGTTCCCTTGTGCCATTTTCATACATACTGATAGCACTTTTAGAACAACCTAATTTCTTAGCGAGTTCTTCTTGATTTAGGCTTGCATTTAACCTTAATTGTCTGAGTACATCGGAGAACATAAAATCACTCCTTGTGAAATTTTCTTTACTACATAATAACACGAACTGTGAAATAAATCAAGAAAAATTTTTCACAAAATGTGTTGACAAACATAAATTCTTGTGATAACATAATGGTACACGATATGTGAACTTAACAAGGAGGTGATTAAAAATGAACGCTTCTGTAATAGGCAAGAAAATCAAGACCTTGAGAGAAAGCAAGAATATCTCAAGAGAAGATTTTGCAAATGCAGTAAAAATCAGCTTATCCGCATTATCAATGTATGAAACAGGTCAGAGAATTCCTCGTGATGAGGTTAAGTTGAGAATAGCGAGATTTCTCAATACTACAATTGAGGAACTTTTTTTTACAAATTAAGTACACGGTTCGTGAACTTAATAAAAATCTTGCAACCCAACCAAAACTAAGGGGGTGAGATAAGGTGTTTATCCTTGAATGGTTAATGAAGCACCCGATTTTTACATCTATTGCAGTATCCCTGATATCATCAGTGTTATCAGCGTTATTAGTATGCTTGATAGTGTTGACACGATGACGGGTATTGCTACAGAGTTTATCAAAAACTCTTTAATCTTCGTTCTTTCGTGTTCTTTATAATTAAACAATTTATAACTCGGAACAAAATGAACCGTGTCTTCTATTGAAGTTTGAAATGAATCAAAGAAACCTAATTCATTCAATCTCTGACAGCAATAGTGTATTTCAATCTTGCTGAAATTTAGGTGTTTTTGTAAATCTGTTGTTTGGATAATTCTTTCGTCAGGATAATATTTTAAACAGCATTTTACAATCTTTCTGCATTTCTTATCAAGCATATGTACCACTCCTTTGTTTAATATTACCATACAAGGTCGTTTAAAACAATAACACATTGCTTTATTCATAGAAAACAGCGTAAGGAGGTGAAGAAAAGACGGAAGTAATAATAATTTTAGGACTGCTAATGCTTTGCACAGCTTTTGTTTCAGCAGTATTAGCAATAAAAATAGTAGCCGCCCATTTGTATAAAACAATAGACAGCAACCTTGATAAGCACGACGCTCAAATTATGGATCTGATTAAGTGGGTAAAGGAGAATGAAAATTGAACAAGTTTTTAATGTTTGTAGTGTTTATTCTCAACGCAATTATCTTACTTCTGCTGATTACAGCAATGCTTATCAAAGCAGGAGTTATCCGTTAAATTCAGCAACAAAACAACATTTATTTTTAGGAGGATTTTATATGTTAAACGATAAAGGTCAGATAGTAATTTTTGCAGACAAATCAACCGCAGGTTCTAATGTGGTTTCAGCCTGCGTATCAGATGAAACTGTTAAGGTTCTTACCGAGATTTGCAACAGAACCGGCAAGAAAATGTCAAGCGTTGTTCGTACTTTGATTGAGGACAGCCTGACCTTGGTTAAGATTGTAGGTGACTGATGTGGACAAGCTCATTATTCTCAAACAAGATCATCATGTTACGATTACTCTCAATGATGATACGATGAACAAGTTATTGACACTGCATCAGGGCACAGGGCGTACTGTGCCGTACATCATAGCTGAGTGCATTAATTTTGCACTCCCAAGAATTGAAATAAAGTAGGGAGGTGTACATATGGACACAGTTCAGATGAACGAAAAAATCAAAGAAATTATGGATAGCAGTGATGTCTATCTGCTCTCGGAAGATGCCGCAAAGGCTATTGGAGTTGCTCCGCAAAACTTGCGTGAACAGGCAAAGGACGAACCCGAAAAATTGGGATTCAATGTAATTGTAGTCGGCACATCTATCCGTATTCCGAGAATACCGTTTCTCAATTATATTCTCGGTTCAAACCCGTTGAAAGGAGTGTAACAAATGGCATTTAAAGATTTAGAAACAAAAAGGTCGCTTAGAAAAAAGTACCGTGACAGCAAAGACCAGCTTAAATACACGCAAAAAAGTCTTGCAAGCACCGAGCAGGAGCGTGACATTGCGAACAGCCGTCTTGAAAAAACAAAAGCAAAGCTTAACAAGGTGACAGCCTTATATGTTGCCGAAAGAGCGAAAAACGCAGAACTGACCCGCAAACTCAAAACCCTTGAAACGCCTGAATCCGAAGCATTCAATTTTGAATGTATGGGTGTTTCAAATGTCAACTGAAAAAGAAAAATCCGCTGAAGCTCTGCAAAGCCTCAACGGACAAAGAAAAATACCTTAATTAAATGATAGACAATTTTAAACGAATTGTCAAGGAGGACTTTAATATGTCAGTAAAAATATCAGCTTTTGAAATCGAAAATGTAAAAAGAGTAAAGGCAGTTGCTTACGAGCCGACCGAAAACGGACTTACCGTGTTGGGCGGTAAAAACGGACAGGGCAAGACATCTGTTCTTGACGCAATTGCGTGGGCTCTCGGCGGTAATCGTTTCGCTCCGTCTGCTCCGTACCGTGAGGGTTCAACAATTCCGCCACATCTCAAAATCAAGCTCTCAAACGGTATTGTTGTGGAGCGTAGCGGTAAGAACAGCAGTCTTAAAGTAATTGACACCGCAGGCAACAAAGGCGGACAAGCTTTGCTTGATGCATTTGTCAGCAACTTTGCTCTTGACCTGCCTAAGTTTATGAACGCAACAGGCAAAGAAAAGGCTGACACGCTCCTGCAGATTATCGGTGTGGGCAACAGAGTTTACGAGCTTGAAACGCAGGAAACACAGGTGTATAACGAGCGCCGTGCTATCGGTCAGATTGCAGACCAAAAGAAAAAGTTTGCTGCCGAAATGCCCGAATACGAAGGCGTGCCGAATGAACCTGTATCAGCCTCTGAACTTATCAATAAACAGCAGGAAATTCTTGCACGCAACGGTGAAAATAACCGCCTGAGAGCAGAAAAAGATAACCTTGAAAGCCGTGCCAACAGCTTACAGAGCGAAATCAACAGGCTTAACGAGGATTTGAGAAAATACAATTCCGAGCTTACAAAAGTGCTTGCACAGCTTGAACAGAGCAGAAAGACCGTTGCTGAACTGCACGATGAAAGCACGGCAGAGCTTGAAAGGAACATTACCGAGATTGACGAAATCAACCGCAAAGTCAGAGCAAACCTTGATAAGGCGAAAGCTGATGAGGACGCAAAGGAATATTACGGCAAGTATGCCGATATGACGGCACAGCTTGAAGAAATTCGCAAAACTAAATATGACTTACTCAATAACGCGAACTTGCCCCTTGACGGCTTATCTGTTGAAAAGGGCGAGCTTACATATAACGGCTTTAAGTGGGACAACATGAGCGGTTCGGAACAGCTTCGTGTCGCTACGGCAATTGTTCGCAAGCTCAATCCCGAATGCGGATTTGTCCTGCTTGACAAGCTCGAACAAATGGATACCGATACACTCAAAGACTTTGCAAAATGGCTTGAATCAGAGGGATTGCAGGCTATTGCAACAAGAGTTTCAAACGGCGATGAATGTTCAATCATCATCGAGGACGGTTATATTAAGTCCGAAACAACCACACCTGTTACAACACCGACTTGGACAGAAGGAGAGTTTTAATTATGGCTACAAGAACAACAGCAAAAACAAATACAAATGAATGTGTAATCAAATGCAATCCGCACAGAGAGCTTGCTTGCGGTTATACCAAGGTAAAGATTATGCCTGAAAACTATTCGAGAATTGTTTTGATTGCAGGTATGACAGGCAAGTCAATTCAGGATTTGACAAACGAACTGCTCAACTACGCAATCGACTATGTTGTCATTGATGTTGACGGCAATAAAATCAATTTTTCAGATGTACAGGGGGTGAGATAAATGAACATCACAAGAGGTAAAATCAAGTCGGCTCAAAAGGTTGTAATTTACGGTCCCGAGGGTATCGGCAAATCAACATTTGCTTCGCAGTTTCCGAATCCTCTGTTTATCGACACTGAAGGTAGTACAAAAAACCTTGATGTTGCAAGAATGGATAAGCCGACATCGTGGACGATGCTCAAAAGTCAGCTTGAATATATCAAAAGCAATCCGACTGTATGCAAGACGGTTGTTATTGATACAATCGCCTGGGCAGAACAGCTTTGCATTGATGATATTTGCTCAAAGTACGGCAAAAAAGGTATTGAAGATTTCGGTTACGGAAACGGATATGTTTACGAAAAAGAGGAGTTCGGCAGATTTTTGAACAGCCTTGAAGATTTGATTGACAGAGGTATCAATGTTGTGCTTACCGCACACGCACAGCTCCGCAAGTTTTCACAGCCTGATGAAATCGGCGAGTATGACCGTTGGGAGCTAAAACTCGGCAAAAAGACTGCTTCACAGATTTCTCCGCTTGTAAAAGAATGGGCGGATATGGTGCTTTTCGCAAACTATAAAACAGTAGCGGTAGCAACCGACAAAGACGGCAGAAAGTACAAGGCACAGGGCGGAGGGAGAGTGATGTACACGCTTCATCACCCTTGTTGGGACGCAAAGAACCGTCACGGACTGCCCGAAGAAATGGACTTTAGCTATGCAGGCATTGCCCATATTTTTAATGATGTTGAACCTGTAAATAACGTTCCTGTTCCGCAGAATCCGATACCTCAGCCGCCTAAGGCAGAGCCTGTGACACAGCCTATGCCACAACCTACGCAGATTGAAAAAGCTCCCGAGCCTGTACCGCCTTCACCTATGCCACAGAATGACAAGTCTGTCAATATTCCCGAGGGCATACCAAAAGCTCTTGCCGACCTTATGAGAGCTAACGGAGTTGACGAAAGCGAAATCAGACAGGCGGTGTTTACACAGGGACACTACCCTTATGATACACCGATTACAAACTACGACCCACGATTTATTAACGGTTGCATTATTCCGGGCTGGAATAAAGTGCTTGAAGTAGTTCAGAGCAACCGTGACTTACCATTTGAATAAAAAAGGAAGATGTATAAATGGATAGAGAATTTGGTTGGAACGACGAAATAACCGAAGAGGGCGGAAATTATGAACCGCTCCCCGAGGGTGATTATGATTTTACAGTAGCAAAGGTTGAGCGTGCTCGCTCACAGGGTAAAAATAAACTGCCACCATGCAATATGGCAAAAGTGACTTTTGATGTGTGGGGAGCAGATGACAAGCGAGAAATTACAGTTAATTTCGTACTGCATTCCTCGCTTGAATGGAAGCTGTCACAGCTGTTCCTTTCGGTGTCAATGAAAAAGCATGGTGAACCGCTCCGCATGGACTGGACAGGCATTATCGGCAAGAAAGGTAAATGTCAGGTTATTATCCGCAAATACACCAAAAATGACGGCACAGAGGGCGTAACAAATGACATCAAGTATTTTTATGCATACGATGAGCAGGTGACAACGATATCGCCTGCCGTAGCACAGTCTGCACCTCAGCAGTATGTACAGCCTACATATCCGCCGCAGTATGTACAGCCTACATATCCGCCGCAGTATAACACACAGCCTGCGATGCCGAATACTGCGATGCCGAATAACTGGACACCGGGTAGCTTTTAATGCAACTTCGACCGTATCAGAATGAAGCAAAGAATGCCGTTTTCTCCGAGTGGGAAAGCGGCAATTTAAAAACATTACTTGTCTTGCCTACAGGCTGTGGCAAGACGATAGTTTTTGCAAAAATCACCGAAGAATGTGTCCGCCGAGGTGACAGGGTGCTGATACTTGCCCACCGTGGTGAGTTGCTTGACCAAGCGGCGGACAAAATTCAAAAGGCAACAGGACTTAATTCGTCAGTTGAAAAAGCCGAGCAAAGTTGCATAGGCTCGTGGAACAGGGTTGTTGTAGGCTCTGTACAGACGCTTATGCGTGAGAAAAGGCTGTCAAAATTTGACAGCGATTATTTTGACACAATCATCATTGATGAAGCACATCACTCAATCAGCGACAGCTATCAGCGTGTGCTTGAACATTTTGACAATGCAAAAGTGTTGGGTGTTACCGCAACACCCGACCGAGGAGATATGAAAAATTTAGGAACAGTATTTGATTCGCTTGCGTATGAATACACGCTCCCTAAGGCTATCAAAGAGGGGTATCTGTCACCGATTAAAGCTGTGACAATACCGCTTACACTTGACCTTTCGGGAGTTGCCACACAGGCAGGAGATTTTAAAGCAAGCGACATTGACACGGCACTTGATCCGTATCTTTATCAGATTGCCGAGGAAATGAAAAAATACTGTAAGAACCGTAAAACTGTTGTGTTTTTACCACTTGTAAAAACATCGCAGAAATTCAAAGACATTTTGAACGAAAAAGGCTTTAAAGCGGCAGAGGTAAACGGTAACAGTGAGGACAGAACAGAGATATTGCAGGACTTTGAAAACGATAAATACAATGTCTTGTGTAACTCAATGCTTTTAACCGAGGGTTGGGACTGCCCAAGTGTTGACTGCGTTGTTGTTTTAAGACCTACAAAGGTGCGTGGGCTTTACTGTCAAATGGTCGGCAGAGGTACAAGACTTGCTCCAAACAAGACGGAGCTTTTGCTACTCGACTTTTTGTGGCACACAGAGCGACACGAACTTTGCAGACCTGCACATCTCATTTGCGACAATGAAGAAGTCGCACAAAAAATGACAGAAAACTTATCAGAACAGGCAGGTTATCCGATTGACATTGAAGAAGCGGAGGAAAAAGCAAGTGAAGATGTTGTTGCTCAGCGTGAAGAAGCGCTTGCAAATCAGCTTGCGGAAATGCGAACACGCAAACGCAAACTTGTAGATCCGTTGCAGTACGAAATGTCAATTCAGGCGCAGGACCTTGCAGGATATGTTCCGGCATTCGGCTGGGAGTGTTCTCCGCCTACAGACAAACAGAAAGCAAAGCTTGAAAAGCTCGGAATATTCCCTGATGAAATTCAGAGTGCCGGCAAAGCAAAACTTATTCTTGACAGGCTCGAAAAGCGAAGAATTGAGGGCTTAACCACACCTAAACAAATCCGTATGCTTGAAAGCAGAGGTTTTCAGCACGTGGGCAAATGGCAGTTTGACGAAGCGTCAGCTTTGATTTCAAGGATTGCCGCAAATGGTTGGAGAACTCCGAAAAACATTAACCCGAAAACATATATACCGCAAAGCGAGGTGAATACGGTTGGACTTACTTAATGCACTTGAATACATCAGTCCGTCAGAGCTTGACTACCAAGACTGGGTAAATGTCGGAATGGCACTCAAACAAGAGGGATACAGCGTAAAGGACTGGGACGATTGGAGCAGAGCAGACAACCGCTATCACAACGGTGAGTGTGAAAAGAAATGGCAGAGCTTTAACGGCTCTGCCTCACCTGTCACAGCAGGCACGATAATCCAAATGGCTAAAGACAGGGGGATGACTTTTCGTGAATCGAAAGAACTCGGCTGGAATGACGAAATTGCTTTTGAGCAGGGTGATAAGGGCGATATTGGTGTAAATACCTGTGAGGGTGTAAAGTTTCACGAGCCTACAAACTGGAACCCGGTAAATGAGATTGTGACCTACATTGAAACTCTCTTTGATAGCTCGGAAAATGTAGGCTATGTTACTGAAACTTATAAAAAAAATGACAACGGCAAGGTTAAATATTCGCCAACACAAGGCAGTTGTGACCGTACGGCAGGTGAGCTTATTGCCGCACTTAATAACTGTGACGGCGATATCTCAAATGTATTTGGTGATTACAAACCCGAGGCAGGAGCGTGGATAAGGTTCAACCCATTGGACGGCAAGGGTGTAAAAAACGAGAATGTAACCGATTATCGTTACGCTCTGGTGGAATCTGATTGTATGGCTCTTGAAGAACAAAATGCAATCATCAGAGAGCTTGAACTGCCTGTTGCGGTGCTTGTTTATTCGGGCGGAAAATCAGTCCACGCTATCGTTAAAATTGATGCCGCAAACTATGACGAGTACCGCAAAAGGGTTGATTATCTCTACAATGTGTGCAATAAGAACGGCTTTGAAATCGACAAGCAGAACCGCAATCCGTCAAGATTGAGCCGTATGCCCGGTGTTATCCGCAACGGCAAAAAGCAGTTTATCATTGACACAAACATCGGTAAATCAGACTTTGCCGAGTGGAAAGACTGGGTGGAGAGCATTAACGATGACTTACCCGACCTTGACAACCTTGCAGATTTTTTTGAAAATCCTCCTGAACTTGCTCCGCCTCTGATTGAGGGAGTATTGCGACAGGGGCATAAAATGCTCCTCGGCGGACCCTCAAAAGCAGGTAAGTCATTTGGTCTTATCGAATTGTGTATTGCAATTGCAGAGGGAACAGAATGGTTCGGCTTTAAGTGTGCGCAGGGCAATGTCTTGTATGTGAATCTTGAGCTTGACCGTGCGTCCTGCTTTCATCGCTTTAAAGATGTGTATGAAGCATTAGGACTTGAACCAAAAAACTTAAACAGAATTGATATATGGAACTTGCGTGGTAAGTCCGTACCTATGGATAAGCTCGCCCCTATGCTCATACGCAGAGCTTTAAAAGGCAACTTTATAGCCGTAGTAATTGACCCGATATACAAGGTTATTACAGGCGATGAGAACAGCGCAGACCAAATGGCACACTTTTGCAACCAGTTTGACAAGGTATGTACCGAAATCGGTTGTGCGGTAATTTACTGTCACCACCATTCAAAAGGTGCTCAGGGCGGTAAAAAGTCAATGGACAGAGTTTCGGGTTCGGGTGTTTTCGCTCGTGACCCCGATGCACTCCTTGACCTTACAAGGCTTGAAATCAGCGAAGATTTGATGAAGCAGCAAAAGGATGAAAGAACCTGTAAAATCTGCAAAGACTGGATAGGTCGTTTCAACAAAATCAGTGAAGTGTGTTCGCAGGATGATTTGGTAATGGCAAATAATATGATTGACATCGCACGCAAAACGCTTCCTGAACAGTCTTTTAAGCTGATGATGTCAGATGTTGCAAGAGCCGAAAAAACCGTAAAGGGAATGTCAGCGTGGAGAATAGAGGGTACTCTGCGAGAGTTTCCGGCATTTGATGCACTTAACCTTTGGTTTGATTATCCGATACACAAATCAGATACAACAGGTGTGTTGAAAGACTGTAATTTTGAGGGCGATTTTAACCCGCCTTACAAGAAGAATTTCGGTAAGAAAAAGAGTGAATCGGAACGCAAAAAAGAACGCTCAGAATCTATTATGACAGCGTTTACTGCAGAAGAAAATAACGGTCAGGCAGATATAAATGACATTGCTACATATCTTGGAGTTACCGAAAAAACAGTCCGAAATCGACTAAAAGAACACGGCGGATTTTGGATTGACGGCGGTAAAACAGGATTGAGGAAAAAGGAAAAAGTCGAATAAATTTTCCCTTTCCGTCAAATTTGGAAGGAAAATTTTATCGAGAATTTCCCTTTCCGTGAGGGAAAATAAGGAAAATTTCCCGAGATTTTCCTTTTTTAAAAATGACGGAAAATGACTTTTTTCTCGAGATTTTCCGAGAGAAAGAAAAAGTATATATACTACGTATATATAAACGGTGTCCGTTCCCTAAGGTCACAGGGGTGAAGTAGTTGTGCGAAGCTTACGCACAACAACTCCTTCCCCTGACCTGTGACTAAAAGCAAAATTCAAAAATTAAAAGTAGCTTTAATGCTTTAAAGGAGTGAAATATTAACAATGGAATTTTTTATGCCGATGATACCGCCGTCCGTAACGGCACAGGATCATAAAGTTATGGTAAAAAACGGCAAACCTGTTTTTTACAATCCGCCCGAGGTGAAACAAGCAAGAGAAAAGCTTACATCACATTTGGCAAAGTTCAAACCGTCAGAACCGTACAAGTCGGGTGTCAGACTGATAACAAAGTGGTGCTTTCCTCGTGGTAAACATCAGGACGGCGAATATCGTATAACAAAACCTGACACGGACAATCTGCAAAAAATGCTAAAAGACTGTATGACCGCTCTCGGCTTTTGGTCTGATGACGCACTTGTTGCAAGTGAGATATGTGAAAAGTTTTGGGCAGAGGTTTCGGGTATTTACATCAAGGTGGAAGAACTGTGAATATCTCGGAAGTTAAACGCAACCTTGAAAGAACCGTGCTGTACAATGGAGCAGAATACATTCTGAAAGGCTGTATCATCAGACGGAATACAACGGGTCGGTTTTACTATCAGGCAGAGCTTATGGACACCAAAGCCAAAAGCTCGTTGATTGTAACTGCACTTGATAAGATTGACGAAAGGAGAGAAAGCATTGAAAGCGAGAATACCCGTTAAGCTGAAAAAGGAGGCTATGGCGGAAATTAACCGCCTTGCAGACAGGGAATATCAGAAGGTCAAGGACAAAGAAATCAATGACCTGACAAGACGAATTTTTAAGACTATGATTTTTGCTTTGTATCAGGACTTTGGCTTTGGCAGGGACAGATGTGCAAAGGCACTAAAGTCTATGACCGAGATAATTGAACACTCCGACACCGATGAAGTGTTTTGGAAACATATCGACAGGGTTGTCATCGACAAGCTGAAACTTGAATTTGATAAACGAGATTATACCGACAACGGAAAAGTTGTTAATTTTGAAGGAAACGAAGAAAAGGTCACGGAAAATGAATGAAACAGCTCTTAGTAAATATTATGATTTTTATGCCATCGATGAATATTATTGTGAAGATGACGAAGTTTTACCAAGGCCCCACAAAGTTATCGGCAAACCTTGTGGGGCAAAAATTTACAAAAAGCACATATATTTTCATTGTCGAAGTATGTTGAGATAAGGAGTGATACAGAATGATAAATAAAATCAGACACGAATTGTTTTGTATTAAATGGCTTTGGAAAAACAGAAAGTGGGAAAATACAAGGCAGAAGTACAAGACTATGGAGAAAGATTGGGAAAGGAAGTGCCAAAAATGATTGATTGTAATATCACTAAGAACTACTTTAGTGAAAAAGCGAGAATGACGAAAAAAGACAAACTTGGAAGATGCAAACTTCATTGTGGCGAATGCCTTTTAAACAATAAAAATAACGGTACATCCGAAAATTTATTGTGTGGGGCTTTTGAAGCAATCTATCCCGAAAAGGCAATTTCAATTATTCAGAAATGGTCGGATAAACACCCGCAGAGGACTTATCTGAGTGAGCTTTTGAGAACCTTTCCAAATGCAGAGCTTAACTGTAATGGAACACCTAAACGGATACATTGTCCACATCACTTAGGGTTGAAGGATATAGATAATTGTGACAAGGGATGTGTTGAATGTTGGAATCAGCCTATGCCTGCCGAGGGAGGCGAAGAGTGATGACAAGAGATAAAATTGAGAAGTATCTTGATAGCGGAGTTTTTCACAAAGAAAATTAATGAAAGAGGCGTAAAAAATGAGGAAGTATGAAGCAGTTTATAGTTCTGATGTGCTTGATGCAGTTGCAAACGGTGAAAGAATATTATTAATCGACAGAGCAACAGAAAGTATTAACAGTTTAGATGAAATAAGCACAAAAGATTTAGCGATTGCAATAAAAGATGAAAACAAAGATAACAGATATGAGTTTTACAAGGAAGTGAAAGTAAATGAGAGGCATTAAAAATATCACTGTTAATTACGATAACGGCGAAATAGAAACCTTAAATAAAGGTGTAGTTGTTAGTTTTGATGAAATCGACAATGAAGAAGAAACTATCAAAGTCAGATATCGTATGTGTAACATCAAAGGTAAGGATTTGCATTTGATTGTAAACGCTGTTGTTGCGTTGGCGCAGGAACTTGGTATGCTTGACGAGGAGGAGAGTGATACGGATTGACGGTTAAAGATTATTTATATTCGGTCAGGGTTTCGGATAAGCTGATCAGGACGAAAGAACACGAGCTGTCAGAACTCAGGTTGAATATTGCACAGGTATCGGTTAAGCAGAACGAGCCTGTTAAGACATCAGGAGTGAATGACCCTATGCGGATTGTGGACAGGATTGCAGACCTACAGGCTGAAATCAATCGGGAAATTGACAATCTTGTACGGTTGAAAACTGAAATTCGCAGTAAAATCAACGCACTTGACGATTACCGTTACATTGCGATTTTGACCGAGTATTACATAAATTGTCAGCGGTGGGAAGATATTGCAGAGTGTATGGAAATGAGCGTAAGGCATACCCTGAGGCTGCACGGCGAAGCATTACAGGCATTCCGAAAAAAGTTCAATTTTTCGTAAAATTATTTTGAAATGTCATTGAATGTCACCCTTACCCTGCGTATAATGGTAGTATGAAAGTTTGACAAACAGGACATATGTGAAACTCTCCTAAGTTTGAGAATAGTGTAAATCTATATTGCACAGACCGCTCTCGTTTGAGGGCGGTTTTGTGTTGTGAGTGGTTATTTTATACAAATTATTACTTTCTTAATTGTGCGGTTTACAGAAAAATGTAAAATCTGTTGAATTGTGTCAAATAATATGATAGATTAGTGATATATTACAACTAAGGAGAGTTGCATGTGAGCGAAGAAAATAAGACAAAAACCTGTTTTGTTATAATGCCTATATCAGACCAGCCAAAATATCCTACAGGTCATTTTGATAAAATATACGAACAGATAATTGTTCCTGCTGTCAAAGAGGCGGAGTTTGAACCTATAAGAGCAGATAGCGATCAAATATGTGATTCGATAATGCAAAAAATTTTGAAAAATTTAGTTGAATGTGATATGGCAATTTGTGATTTAAGTTCAAGAAATCCGAATGTTATGTATGAATTAGGAATTCGACAAGCCTATGGTAAAAAAGTAGTTTTGATACAGGATGATGCTACTGATAGAATTTTTGATGTAGCAGGAATAAATACTGTTCTTTATAAGAAAGATAGGTTGTATGAAAATGTTATGAAGGCAAAAGATGATATTGCTAATGCGATAAAGGAAACTTATAAAAATGATTCATTTTCGTTAATGAATATAGTCAATTTAGAAAATGCAAAAGTGGATAATTCCAAAGTTGATGAGGTCGTTTTCGATAGAATTATGATGAAATCAATATATTCAAAGTTAGATGCTATGGAAGACTCAATAAGACTGCTTTCTAATACGCAAAATGTTAGCGATGAATTAAATTGTGGCCTCAATAAACGTAGTTTTGCACGGCTGGTTATGGAATGCAAAGATGCATTGGGGAATTATCCAGATGATCTTGATTTACTTGTTTCATGTTATCGAAGATTATCGAGAGCAAACAATGTGATGCTTCATAATAGGAATGATAAATCTTTTACACCTAAAGACTATCTAAATGTGAAAAATACACTGATGGAATTGAATGACAGAATTAATGCTTTAACGCTTAATACTGATTAATTGAGAGTGCATTTAGTACTCTCTTTTCTTTTGCTTATTTTTAGAATTTTCAGACAAAGAGAGGTGATACCGTGAAAGACAAATTAAATGCAAGACAGAAGAAGTTTGCGGAATATTATGCGCAGAGCGGTAACACCGTTCAGAGTGCGATTATGGCGGGATATTCCGAGAATTACGCAAATGCCAATGCCTGCAAATTGTTAGAGAATGTGAGAGTTGCCAAGTATATCAAGGAGTTATCCGACAAGCTCAAAGATGAGCGCATTATGAGTGCAAAGGACAGACAGGTTGCTTTGTCCGACATTGCAAGTAATGACGATCAGGACACCTCCGACAGAATCAGGGCGATTGACACGCTCAACAAGATGACGGGAGAATATACTGTCAAGGTTGACGCAAAGGTTGAGCAGTCCGAAAAGCTATCCGATGTGTTCAGACAGTTGGGTGGTGAGGGACTGAGTGAGTAACAAATTCCCGTTGTCACAAAAGTATATCGACTTTATCAACACAACAAATGTGTCGGCTGAATTTCTTGAAGGAACTACAGCGTCCGGCAAAACTACCGTCGGAGCAGGCGTTAAGTTTATGCGAATGGTGTCGCAGTCACCGAAGAAGCTTCACGCAATTGCCGCCAAAACTACGGGCAAGGCTGAGGAAACTATAATTCAGCAGGACAACGGTATTCTCGACTTGCACCGCAACGCTGTCTATTGCGGCAACGGCGACAAGGACTACAAGCTCCCGCATATCAAGTTTGAGGGCAAAATTATCTATATTCTCGGCTACAGCAGTCGAGATAAATGGGAAATGGTACTCGGTGCGCAGTTTGGCTGTGTGTATATTGATGAGATAAACACCGCCGATATTGAGTTTATCCGAGAGATGTCAACCCGTAATGACTATATGCTTGCAACGCTGAATCCCGATGATCCGAGCCTGCCTGTGTATAAGGAGTTTGTCAACCGCTCCCGTCCTTTTAAAAAATATGAAAACGATGTTCCTCCCGAGATTACGGCGGAGCTTACCGAAGAACCTGTACCGAATTGGCGGTATTGGTTCTTTTCTTTTGCCGACAATTTAAGTCTTACACCCGAACAGATTGAAAAGAAAAAGAACTCTGCACCGAAAGGTACAAAGCTCTATAAAAATAAAATCTTAGGTTTGCGAGGCAGAGCAACAGGTCTTGTGTTCCCGAATTTTGAGAGGGCAAGACATATCAAATCAAAAGAGTGGGCAGGAAAGTTTTTGAACTGTAACCGCAAGTCGGAACACTTTGTTCAGTTCACCGCAGGTCTTGATACCGCCTATTCGCAGAAGTCGCCTGACACTATCGCAATGACATTTTACGGCATTACCAATCACGGCAAGTGTGTTCAGCTTGATGAAAGAGTTTATAACAACGCTGAAATGCAAATGCCTATTGCCCCGAGTGACACGGTGAAGAATTTTATTGATTTTCTTGACCGCAACCGTGATGAATGGGGCTTTGCACGCACGGCTTTTATTGACAGCGCCGACCAAGCGACTATTACCGAATTTCAAAAGTATAAGCGACAGCACGGCTGTGTCTATGACTTTGCAAATGCATGGAAGAAAACGAAGATTATCGACCGAATCAATCTTGTACTCGGCTGGCTTGCCACCGACTGTTATTTTGTGCTTGAACATTGTAAAAGCACGATTGCCGAGTTTGAAATTTACAGCTGGCGAGAGGATAAAGACAACACACCCGAGGACGGTCACGACCATTGCATTAACAGCGGTCAATATGCGTGGCTGCCGTTTAAAAATATTATTGGAAGTGAAATAAATGGGGCTGATTAACAGAATGGCTGAATCTATCAGATTGGGAATTAAAAACTTTTTGCAGATTACTCCTGCAAGCGACAAAACAATTACCGTTACCGAGACAAGCAATCATCTGACCGAGTGCTTTATCAATCGCATTTGGTATTGGGGCAACAGCAGACAGCTTGCGGAGCTGTACAGGCAGATTGATACAAACAAAACTATGTTTTGGGCGGCAAAAAGCACAAAGGGGCTTGAAATCCGTAAAATACACACGGGCTTGCCGGCACTCATCTGCGAAACGCTTGTGAATATCGTAATTGCCGACTACAACGGCACAGATGTTACAAGTAAAAATTCAACCGCTTATGCAGAGCGTTGGGAAGACATTGAAAAGCAGAACAAGCTGTCCGACACGGTTAAGCAAATGCTCCGTGACCTATGTGTTGTCGGTGACGGTGCTTTTAAGGTCAGCTTTGACACGGCTGTATCAGATGTTCCGATTGTTGAATGGTATCCTGCCGAAAACATCGACTTTACATATGTGCGTGGCAGAATCCGAGAGGTTAAGTTTTACACCGATTACACGCAAAAACACCGCCGTTACCGTTTTGAAGAAACATACGGTTACGGCTATATTCACTATGCTTTGTATGATGACAACGGCAAAGAGATTGACCTGCACACGGTTGACGCTCTTTCGTGGATTGATTCAAAGGGCGTTACATTTGACGAATCATATATGTGGGCTGTACCTGTCCTTTACGGCAAATCGTGCCACAAGGGCAGAGGTGCGGGCATTATCGGCATAAAAACAGACGCTTTCGACAGCCTTGATGAAGTGTGGTCACAGTGGATGGACGCACTCAGAGCCTGCCGAACAAAGCAGTATGTGCCTGATTGCCTCGTGCCGAGAAATCCCGAAACCTGTCAGCCGATGTCGCCAAATCCGTTTGACAACCGATTTATCACGGTGGGCAACGATATGTCTGAAAACGGCAACGGCAACAGGATTTACACCGAAAGTCCGCAGATTCAGCACGAAAGCTATTTGAGTTCATACATTACTGCCCTCGACCTCTGCTTACAGGGCATTATATCGCCGTCAACTCTCGGCATTGATACGAAGAAGCTTGACAATGCAGACGCTCAGCGTGAAAAGGAAAAGACAACCCTTTACACAAGGCAGAACCTTGTCGACATCACGCAGGACGCACTTCAAAGCCTTGTTGAAGTTGTACTCAATGCAGACAGTGAACTTAACGGCAAGGGCATTGTCGAGGGCTTGGAAGTGTCCGTGAACTTCGGCGAATATGCAAATCCGAGCTTTGAAAGTCAGGTTGAAACCGTGTCAAAAGCAAGACAGGGCGGTTTGATGTCAGTTGAAACCTCGGTTGACGAGCTTTACGGCGACAGCAAGTCGGAGGATTGGAAAGCCGAAGAGGTGCAGAGAATTAAGGAAGAACAGGGCATTGCAGGCGAAGAAGAAAAATCGGAGCTTGACGATGTTGACCTTACCGACACCGAAGAGCCTGACGATAACGCAGAAGATGAAGAAAATGCGGAAAAATCCGAAAGCAATCCCGAACAGAATGATACACAGGTAAACAATGAGTGATTACAATATCAGAGAAGCCTTTGAAAAAATCGAAGATGAACTGATTGACAGCATGATGAGAAATTTCAGCCGTCACAGAGCCGAAGAAACCAAAGAGGGTTACAACTGGACACAATGGCAGGCTGAACAGCTCAAAAGTCTTGAAGAGTACCGCAAGCACAACGCAAAGAAATTCGGCAAGCGTTTCAAAACCATTAACGGCAAGGTTGAAGAGATGATTCGCACCGCCAAAGCTGACGGAAATGCAAGTCAGGAGGCAGAAATTCTTGAAGCTGTCAAGGACGGTTTCAAAGCCCCAAAAAAGCCGTCAGCACACAGCACAGCCGAGTTTTTTAAGGTGAATGACCGTAAACTTGACGCACTCATAAAATCGACCACAGACGATTTAAAGAGGGCAGAAACGGCGGTTTTGCGTATGAGCAACGACAAGTACCGCAAGGCGATTTTTAACGCACAGGTTGCAATGAACACGGGTGCGGTTACGTACGAAAAAGCCGTTGATATGGCTTGCAAAGATATGCTCAACGCAGGTCTTAATTGTGTGGAATACAAGAACGGTGCAAGGCACACGCTCTCGGATTATGCGGATATGGCGGTTAAAACAGCCAACAAAAGAGCCTATCTGCGTGGTGAGGGCGAAAAGCGAGCCGAATGGGGAGTATCCCTCGTTGTTGTGAACTCAAGACAGGGCGGTTGCCCCGATTGTGCAAAATATATCGGCAAGGTGTTTATTGACGATGTTTATTCAAACGGCAAAAAGTCAGACGGAAACTATCCGCTTCTCTCAACCGCAATCAAGAACGGTTTGTTTCATCCGAGATGTAAGGACAGCACAAGTACATATTATCCCGAACTTGATGATTTGGACGCACCGTTGTCTGAAGATGAAATCAAAGAGCTTGACCGTCAGCGAGGAATTGAGGAAAAACAGCAGTATGCACAGCGACAGGCAGAACGCTTTGACCGCCGTGCCGAATACAGTCTTGACGAGGACAATAAACGCATTGCCCAAACCCGAGCCGATGAGTGGCACGATAGGGCGAATACGCTTGAAGAAAAGGCGAAAAAAGCAGGGAATGTTAATAAAATCACCGCTGAATCTGTTGCAAAATCGGGTAAAAGTGTTATAATAAAAGAGAAAAGTAAAAAGCCTATTACTCCGATAACCGATAAAGCTATCAGTCGTATTCCTAAAGTTGATATTGAAGGTTATACAGAAGAGCAGTGTTTGGAAATTCAAAAACAACACAAGGAGCTTTTGAAATTTTCAAAAGAACAAAATGAAAATAAAGAAGTTGCCTTCGTGTTAAAAAATGATGTGTCCAAAATGATTACAGAGCCTATTAAAGGAACTGATGAAAAAATAGATTTTGGATCAGCACTTCAAGGCAAAGATTTATTTGTTATGCACAATCACCCGAGAAACAGCAGTTATTCTTTAAATGATATTATCGAATTTATTAAGAATGATAGTATAAAAACATTTACTATTGTGAAAAACGATGGCAACATTGAAGTATTAACAAAGTTGAAAGGATACGACAGACTATCACTTTTAACAGAGTTACAACGAATGGGAAAAAAGAGGATAAAAACAGGTTCTGATAGTGAATACAGAAAAGTTATTGATAAATTTTTAAGTAAACATCAAGAAGGAGGTTTATTTGAATGGAAGAAATAAACAAATCTGTTTTAGATGGTTCTAACGAAGAAGCTTCAAAACGTCTTGACGAAATAATTAAAGAACTTGAAAAACAAAGAAACAAAAGCTAACCGCTCCGTAAAAAGGGCGGTTTTGTTGTTTAACTTGCCGAGAATATGTTCAGAGTAAGAAAAACGGCTTGTTCACGGCATTGCTTAACTTGCCTGCAACTTGCCGTAACAGAACTAAATACATCAAATCAGCACTTTGAGAAATCAGAGTGCTTTTTTATTGCATTTAAACCGGTCGAAATCGACCAGTTTAAAATATTGAAAAGGTGGTGACAGAATGAAAATCAGAGTAACAACAGCATTTAATGATAAACAGAACGGCTATGTAACCCGACCTGTGAATGAAGTTTTTGAATGCTCCGAGCAGAGAGCAAAGGAACTCATTGACGGCGGTTTTGCAGAAGAGGTCAAGTCTGACGCTCCCAAAAAGCCGAGAGCCAAAGCAGTTAAAACAGAAAAAACAGAAAAAGCGGATTAAGCACTTTACGAATATGTAAGGTGCTTTTTTATTGTCCGAAGACATTAAACTACGGGAGACACCGTGCAAAACTGAAACAGAGAGACACTCTATAAACTGATTACGGGAGACACCCGAAAAACTGAAAGGATATGAAAAAAATGGCAGAACCAAATCCAACACCAACCCCCAATGAACCGACACCTGCACCGCAGGGAACACCACAGGGAAACGCTCCTGCCTTTGATTACGACAAGCTCGCAAGCCTTATTACAGGCAAACAAAGCGTGACAGAGGACACCGTTTTGAAGTCATATTTTAAGGAGCAGGGGTTGTCAGCCGATGAGATGAAAGAGGCTATCGGTGCTTTTAAAAAGCAGAAAGCCAAGAACACTCCCGACTTTGCAAAAATGCAGTCGGAAGTTGAATCTGCAAACAACGCAAAACTTATGGCAGAAGTCAATCAGTCGGCAACCCTCGAAGCCGTAAAACAGGGCGTTGACATTGCAACCGTTCCGTATGTGCTTAAAATGGCAGACTTTTCAAAGGCTGTGACAGACGGCAAGGTCAATGCGGAAAAGCTGACAGAGGCTGTTAAAAAGGTGCTTGACGATATCCCCGCACTCAAGGGCAAGCCTGCCGAGAACGGCACAGGAGTTAAGAAAATCGGCGGTGACGGCGAACATCATTCAGATGGCACAAAACCAAAGGTTAATGTTCCTACCAAAAAATGGAACAGATTTAATATTTAACCAAAGAAAGGATTGAAAAAATATGGCGAACACAAATAACTATGCTGAGCAGTTCAGCCCTGACCTGCTCGAAATTCTTGTTCAGGGCACACTTACATCACCGTTCATCACTTCAAATGTAAAGTGGGTTGGTGCAAGAACATTCCACTTCACACAGATGAGTACATCAGGCTTTAAGAACCACAATCGCAACGGCGGTTGGAACAAGGGCAAGTATGTTCAGACTGATGTTCCGTTCACTTGCGAGCACGATCGTGATATTGAGTTCCTCGTTGATAAGGCGGATGTTGACGAAACTAACGCAACCGCAAAGGTTGAGAATATTTCAAAGGTGTTTGAGCAGACACAGGTTGCTCCCGAAACGGACGCACTTTTCTTCTCAAAGGTTGCAACAAAGGCTCAGGCAACAGACGGATATCATTCTTCTACAAAGTCTTCGGAGTGGACTAAGGAAAACGCTTATTCAAAGCTCAAAACAATTCTCTCTGCCGGCAAGCTCCGCAGATACAAGGCAAGAGGCACGCTCGTTTCTTATGTAACATCTCACATCATGGATTGCCTCGAACAGTCAACAGAATTTACCCGTAAGATTGAGCTTACCCAGATTGCCGAGGGCGGTATCGGCATTGAAACAAGAGTGACCGAGATTGACGGTTGCCCTATCATCGAGGTTATTGACGATGAGCGTTTCTACGATAACTTCAACTTTAACCCCGATGACGGCGGTTTTGAGCCTGCAACAGGCGCTCACAAAATCAATGTTCTTGTTGCCTGCGGTGAAACCTGCAAGACTGTACCGAAGATTTCAAGCATTTACTTCTTTGCCCCCGGCTCACACACAGAGGGTGACGGCTGGCTCTATCAGAACCGTTCGCTTTCCGATACATTCGTATTCCCGAACGGCAAGGACGGCAAAATTGACAGCATTTATGCCGATGTTGACACAACGGCGGTTGCGTAATGTATGCCGATTACATTGAACATCAGGGCGGAGATGAAAACAGTATTATCTCTGCCGAACACATTGATGTTCTGACTTTTAACCGCATTGATTTTGAAAAACTTTCGGAAATGCAGAAGAGAATCATCAGCAGAGTGCATAGCAGACTTACTGCTTTTGAAGAAGAAAATGCCGATATGATTTCTTCCTATCTGAAAAGCTATTCAATCAACGGCACATCAATGGAATTTGGCGCAAGCTGGAATTTAATGTGTATCAGCGGAGTGGCAATTCCTGCCGACCTCTATGCGTTGCTAAAATCAACAGGACTTTGTTATCCTGCAATCTGAAAGGTGCGTGAAAACCGTGAAATTTCCGTCACTTGTAAAAAAGCAGTTCTGCAAAACTCCTGTCGAGGTCACAATCTACGGTGAGGGTGTTACCGAAGACGGAGCACCCCTGACCGTGTTTGAATGCAAAAATCTGTATCCCTCCAACAGCTTGTACCCGTCAGCAACCCTGCACGGTGGCTCTGCCTTGTGTAATATGCAGTCAAAGGCAAAGACGGTCTATACCAAAGAGCAGAAAATTGTTCAGGTGTCGGCTGTCTTGCTTTTTGACGGCGACATTGCTCCCGACAGCCCCACTTTAAGCGGTGGCTTTGTAATCCTTGACGGCGTAAAACGAAACATCGTACAGGGTACAAAACACCGCAACCCCGACGGCAAAGTTAATTTTACGGAATTGGATGTGATTTAATGGGATTTTCGGTATCATCAAAAATCAAACTCAACATGCCTGTTGTAAAACAGCTTGACAAGGCAAAGCAACAGGCTCTTGAACAGACAGGTGACGCACTTCTTACACAGGTGAAAAACACGCAGGTAATGCCGTTTGATACAAGCATACTTCAAAACGATAGTACCGCTGTTGATTATTCACAAAGTGCAAATGGGGTAGTTAAAATTGTGTCAAGCACTCCGTATGCAAGGCGGTTGTATTTTCATCCCGAGTATAATTTCAGCCGTAAGGAAAACATTGCCGCCGGCGGTAAATGGTTTGCACAGTGGCTTGAGGGCGGTACACGGCAGAATTTTTGCAGTCAAACATTCACTAAAATATATAGGAGAAATACAGGACTTTGATTTACTTATCGGACATCAGAGATTGGCTCAAAAGCGTTACCTCAGCCGAGCATTATTACATCGGCAAGCTTGACAACAAGCAGGACAGGTCAATCGGTGTGTATTCATTAAAGCAGTCGGGAACACCCACAAGGGCAATCGGCGGTGAAAGCACCTACGATACAATAAGCGTGTCTTTGCTTATCCATTACACCGACAACGCAAGAGAAACCGAGGAGTTTGCACGCAGACTTTACGAAACGCTTTACGGCATTAAAAATGTTGAAATTAAGGAACACAAAATCTATATAATCGAACTGCTCACGGAAGAACCCGTTGATGTGGGAACAGACGACAAGGGTGTGTATGAGCAGGTCATTGAGGTTAAATTTTATTACGAAAGGAAGTAATTTTATGGCAAAAGTTGAATCGGGAGTATTCCCGTGCTATGAAAATCAGTTTGCGGTTGGAAAGGCAGGAACAGAATCCACCACGACAAATATTGCTAACTGCGAAGAATTTTCCGTTGCATTTGACAACGGTGTCGAGGAATGGACAGCCTTTGAAAACGAGGGCTGGAAGTCAAGGCTTATGACAGCAAAGTCAATCACAATTTCGGTAAAGGGCAAGCGTACAATCGGTGACGCAGGTAACGACCAGATTGCCGCCCTTGCATTTGAAAACGGCAGAAAGGTAGAAGTTCCGTTTATGTGGACTTTCCCCGACGGCTCAACCGTCCTCTTTAAAAATGCAGTTGTATCCGTTACATCAAACGGTGCAGGCGCAAGTACGGGTGTTGCTCCGCTTGAATTTGAAGTTATGTCAAACGGCAAACCCGTATATACAGCAGCCGCTTAAAAAACGAAAGGAATGAACGATTATGTCAAAGTTAATTGATATTACAGACAAACTTAATTTTGAGGAAAAGCCGAGTGTCAGAGTTAAAAATGTTGACCTTGCAATCAACAATGACGCAGTTTCAATTCTCAAACTTGCGGCAATTTTTGAGGACGGCAACGGCAAGAACAAAGATGTTATCAAAATGTATCATCTTCTTTTTGATGAATCCGAAAGGGAAAAGATTGAAAAGCTACAGCTGAATATTCACGATTTCAGCACCCTTATCAGCGAATCTGCCAAAATTGTACAGGGCGATTTGACTGACGAGGGGGAAGCTCAGACCCCGGCTACGACCTGATTGATGACTTTGATTTAATCGTGTCGAGCTTTCGCTCGGAGTACGGGGTCAGCATTTATTCAAAGGACTTTGCTAAAATGAGTTGGAATGAGTTCTGCTCACTTCTGCAAGGCTTAGGACCCGAAACACCGCTTGCAAGAACGGTTCAAATTCGCCTTGAAACCGACAAAGAGGTCTTGAAAAACTTTACTTCGTCACAGCATAAAATCCGCAACAAGTGGCGGTCAAGGAATGTAAAGCACTATTCAGACGAAGATATGAACACCGTTCTTGCAGAATTTCAAAACTTTTTTGCTAATCTGTAAATTTGTACATAAATTTCGCTGTATCTACAAAATTCTTGACAATGTTAATATATAGTGATAAAATGTAACATACACTAACAAATTTATTAAGGAGAGTGTATGTTTATGAAATGTCCACATTGCGGAAACGAATTAAAGGACGATGCAAAATTTTGCGACAAGTGCGGTGCAGGCTTTGGCGGAAACGATTCAACCTCGGCAACCGTAAATCCTGCAAATGCAAAGAAGAAAATTTACAAGCGTTGGTATTTTTGGGTTATTATCGTTGTTGCTATTATGATTGTTGGCGGTGTAAACGGTGCAATTAACGGTAACAGCGGTTCAAACAAATCAAAGCAGGAAACTACTGTTGCAAATCAGAGTTCAGAAAAAGCAACTGAAAAAGCGACAGAAGCACCGACCACAAAAGAAGTTGCAACAGAAAAGCCTACTAAAGACCCGAAGAAGGTTGAAAAAGAATTTAAAGACGGTTGCAAAACAATCGACTTTAAAACTCTTTCAAGAAACCCTGACAAGTACAAAGGTAATGACTACAAGTTTGAAGGTCAGATTATTCAGGTTCAGGAAGGCTGGGGCGATTCGGTTGACCTGAGAATCAATATAACCAAAGAAGAAAATGAGTATCTTGATGAACCATTGTGGACTGATACAATCTACGCAACTGTAGAAATTCCTGACGGTGCGGACAAACTCCTTGAAGATGATGTAATCACATTCTGGGGAACTTGTGACGGCGACTATACATATGAAACCGTAATGGGCAACAATGTGTCACTTCCGAAAATCGACATCAAATACTACGAACTCAACAAATAAAACAAAAAGCCACTCCAAATGGGGTGGCTAAAATTTTAAAAAAAATAAATAAAAAACTTCTTGACTTTTGCCAGACAATATTATATAATTATGCCAGACAAAAGAAAGGAGGATAGTTAGATGTCACCAAGAACAGGCAGACCAACCAACAACCCAAGACCTAACAAAATCAGTATTAGGATAAGTGATAGTGATAAAAACTTATTAGAAAAATATTGTGAGCAGGAAAAGGTTAATAAAACTGAAGCAATAAGCCGAGGAATAAAAAAGTTGGAAAGCGATATAAAAAATAACAGTACCGTTTGACTGTGGAAAGAAGAACGATACTGTTATCACCGACAGGTAACCCTATCTGAAATCTATTATATCATTTAGGGCTACTTCTGTCAAACAAAACAATTGATAGGAGTTTTTATTATGCAGAAAATATTCACAAAGTACTATCCTAACATAGATAACATTTTCGGAAACTATGTTATAAGTGATGAGTATTCTGAAAATCCATTGACGGTTGAAGTCAATAAAGTTTCAAGTGAAGCAATCGACAAGGCTGTTGAACTTATAAAAAGAGGAAACGAGTTAAAAGCCGCCGACACTTTTGTTGAGGGAGTTGTTGTTCACGAAGAACTTGGTTTCTTACTCGGATTTACCTACGCAATGAAACTTGCACAGGAAAGTATGAAAAGATGAAAGGACTAAATGATATGAAAGCTATGGAATACAAAGGACAGAAAGTTATTACAACAGCAATGCTTGCAGAAGCATATGGAACTGATACAACAAATATCAGAAATAATTTCAAGAGGAACAAAGAAAAGTTTATAGAGGGAAAACATTACTTCTATTTACAGGGTGACGAACTCAAAGAATTTAAAAAGGTAGTAACCGAAAGTTACTTCCCTAACAATATGGTTACTCGCCTTTACCTCTGGACTGAAAGAGGAGCAAACCACCATTGCAAAATTCTTGATACAGACAAAGCGTGGGAACAGTTTGAAAATCTTGAAGAAACCTATTTCAGAGTTAAAGAGGCAGTCAATGCGTTTATTTCTCCCGATACGGTAAAGTACCTCAACGGTGTTGCAAATTATCTTCGTATTCAGCGTACAATTATGAAAGACAAAGGTTGCACACCTCTTGAAATTGCTCAAATGGATAAACTGACTTGTGATACATATGGAATTCCAATTCCCGACAGTTTGTCAGCTCCTAAACCATATGAACAGCTTGCAATTGCAGGTGTTACACAAAAGAAACTTGCTTCAAATGCAAATTAACCACAATTAAATATCTGTTAATTACAGCGCATATCTTCGGGTATGTGCTGTTTTTATATCCAAGGGTGTCGCTATTTGCTACGCCCTTTATTTTATATTGAAAGGATGTGAAAATATGGCGACAAAGGCGGGTGAAATTGAGCTTGATGTCAGGCTTACGGGTGATGATATTTCCAAAACATTGCATAAGATTTCCGATTCAATTACAAAAAAGTTTGATTCGGCGTTTTCAAGTCTTTCAAAAGATTTTGAAAATGTAAGCACGGATATGAAACAGTCCTTTTCAAAGGTTGCGGAGGGTGTTTCTCAGAAAACCGATAAAGAGTTTTCAAATATCAAAAGTAGCGGTGAGCAGTTAAGCAATTCGGTTTCATCTTCGTTTAAGAAAATCGGTACGGCTGTGGTTGCCGCCTTTTCCGTTGCTAAAATCAAGGAGTTCGGTCAGCAGTGCATTGAATCGGCTGCGGAAGTCAATGCGGCAAATTCGCAGTTTGAGCAGACATTCGGCACAATGCAGTCACAGGCAGAATCAGCCATTAAGAGCGTTGCCAATCAGAGCGGTATTCTTGAAACCCGATTACAAGGTGTCGGCACAAGCATTTATGCCTTTGCCAAAACTACGGGTATGGACAGTTCAAGTGCTTTGGGTATGATGCAGGAGGCTTTACAGGTAACAGCCGACAGTGCCGCATATTACGACCGTTCGCTTGAAGACACCGCAGAAAGCCTGAAATCGTTCTTGAAAGGCAACTTTGAAAATGATGCCGCACTCGGTTTGTCCTGTACTGAAACCACACGAAATGCGGCGGCTAATAAGCTGTATGGCAAGTCATTTATGGATTTGTCGGAATCGCAGAAACAGCTCACGCTTTTGCAAATGGTTAAGGACGCTAATCAGCTTTCGGGTGCTATGGGACAGGCAAGCCGTGAAGCAGACGGTTGGGAGAATGTAACGGGCAACCTCAGAGAAAGTTGGAAACAGCTCCTTGCCGTAGTCGGTCAGCCTATTCTTCAGGTGGCAACTCAGGTTGTAAAGCGGTTGAGTTCCGCACTTGCGACTTTAACGGAATATGCCAAAGGTGCGGTTGAATCGCTTTCAAAGGTCTTCGGCTGGGATACAGGCAACAACACCGCAAGCAATATCAAATCTGCGTCCGATTCTGCCAAAAGCCTTACGGATACGGCAGATGACAGTTCAAAGTCACTTGATAATGTTCAGAAAAGTTCCGAAAAAGCAAAGAGAAGTGTTGCGGGCTTTGATAAGCTGAATGTGCTTTCAAGCTCTGACAGCTCATCTTCAAAGTCAGACACCTCCTCATCAAAAAGCTCTTCAGGCGGTTCATCGAGCGGAGCTGTTGGAAAGAATGTTGTCAAGGACACAAGCAAAAACCTTTCGGGGGCGTTCAAAAATCTATACGAAAAAAGCGGATTCAAAGGCTTTGTCGAGAATGTACAGAAAGGTATTAACAAGGTTGATTGGTCAGCTATAGGCAAGAACTGCAAGACCGTTTTTGATAATGCTGTTCCCATAGTTCAAAAGGCATTCGGCACAATGCAAAAGGTCGGTTCTGCAAAACTCGGTGCAATCGGCTCTGCATTCGGAGCGGTTGCGACAATCGGCGGAAAGTCGTTTCAGACCATTTCAGGCGGTGTTGCTAAGTGGATTTCAAAAGACAGGGAAAAGATTATCGGCTTTATCGACGCCATAGGCAACAATCTTACAAACGGCTATAACAACCTTTCAATCTTTTTTGATAATTTCGGTACACTTGCAGGCAATGCAATTGACAATGTTCGCCCTCAAATGGAAGAATCAATTTCCAATCTTTTAAGCGGTCTTACAACCTTTGCGGGTTCAGTCGGCGAAGTTGTTTCGGGTGCGTTTTCAACTGCAACCGAAAGCCTTGTTGAATGGACTGAAAATGACGGTGCAACAATCACTGAATTTCTCGAAAATTTACAATTGCAGTTTGCAGATGTGTTTAACTTTATCGGTCAGATTTTCGGAGATATCGGAACAATTATCAGTAATTGGTGGAACGGCAACGGACAGCAGATTTTTCAGAATATCTGTAATATGTTTACCAACATCGGCACAACCCTGATGAATGTTTACAATCAATGGATTAAGCCTGCGTGGGATTTTATCGTAGCAATAGTAAAGTCAGCTTGGGAAAACTGGCTGAAGCCTGTTTTTGAGGGTGCAATAAACTTCTTCGGCAAGGTTGCAGACTGTGTTTCAACCGTGTGGAATAACTTCCTGTCACCGTTTGTAAACTGGCTTGTCAGTTTTTGGGGACCTATATTTCAGAATGTTTTCAATGCCGTAAAAAGGGTGTTTGATAATGTGTTTACATTTATCGGTGGGTTGGTTACCTCTATACAGAAAACATTCGGCGGTCTAATTGACTTCATTACAGGTGTTTTCTCAGGCGATTGGAAAAAAGCATGGCAGGGTATCTACGACTTCTTCAAAGGTATTTGGGACGGCATTTGTGCCGTGTTTAAGTTTATTATAAACGCTATCATTGACGGCATAAATGCGTTGTGGACAGGTATTTATAATTTCGTTTCGGGTGTTGTTAATTCAATCGGCGGAATAGCCGGTATTATCGGAGCGGCTTTTGGACAGGATTGGAGTTTTTCAATGCCTGAAAATCCGCCTCTCATTCCGAGATTTGAAGAACCCACGGAATCACCGGCACGAAAATTTGCAAAAGGCGGTATTGTTAAAGCTCCGACACTTGCGGTTGTCGGCGATAACGCAGGTGCTAACAGCGGTAACCCTGAGGTTATTTCTCCTCTTAACAAGTTACAGGGTATGCTCGACAATTCGGGCGGTCAGGATACAGTGATTCTCACACAAATTCTTGACCTGCTTAAACGCATTTATGAAATGTTCATTATCTTTCGCAATAACGGTGGCAACACTTATTCGTTTACTGCCGAGCTTGAGGGTTCAACGCTTTTTGAAGAAATGATAAGACAGGATGAGCTTTACAGACGCAGACACAACGGTAAATCCGCATTTGCATAAAGGGGGGGATGATATGTCAAATTATAACGGCTATTTGCTTAAATTCGGTAACAACATAATGCCGAATAAGTACATTACCGCATTTTCATCAACTCCGAATCAGCGACTTGAAACTTCTGCGGAACGAGATCAGAACGGTACGCTTCAAAGGGCAACGCTGCCAAATTACAAAACAAAAATTTCGTTTTCAACTCACATTCTTCATCTTGACGAAAAGATTGATTTTCAGTCGATTATCAACCTCTCAATGGCGAATAAGTTACAGAGGAAGTGCAGGGTAACTTATTGGAACGATGAAACGAACAGCTATTACACCTCTTATTTTTATATTCCTGATATTGAATATACCGTAATGAATGCCGAAAAAAGTGATATAACCTATCAGCCGATTACGGTTGAGCTGATTGAGTATTAAGGGGTGATTCTTAAAAATGCTTGTATCTAAAGAAATTGCTGATAATCTGAAAACAAACACACTTTACAACACCGTTGCCCTGCATTCCCCCGACGGCAGTTTTGAGGATATAACAGGTGAAAGTATCGTGCTTGACAGTTTTTCGCTTGAAAATGAAATTGTTGAAAAAGAATTGAAATTCGGCGGTTGCATAGCCTCTGAAATGAGCGTGAAACTCATTGATTATGATTGCTCGGCTTTGATAGGAAAGACAGTACAGGTCATCATAATGGCAACATATCTTGAATCAGAGTTGTATCCGTCAGATGATTTGTACCCGTCAAATACTCTTATTTGTCCTGCCGAAACAGGAACGGTTGAATGTCCTGTTTTCTACGGTAAAATTCAGTCGGCTCAAAGAGATAAAAAACAGCGTAACATCGTCAAAATCACAGCCTATGACGCTTTTTATGATATGTCAAAGGTGGATATGTCTTTGTGGTTTGCAGGCAAAGAGAACGAGGACGGCAGTTTTGCTTATGGTTATGCGCACTATCAAAAAGACGATAATTTTAAGAACTTTTATTCAATAATCGCAGAATTTGCCAAAGATTATGCAATTACAGGGGTTTCACCGCCGAGCTTATCTGTCTTTAGTGTACCGCTGAAATTTGATGATACCTGCGTGGAAAAGGTTATAAAGGACATTACCTTGTCAGATTTAATCCAAGCTTATGCAGAATTAACTTTGAGCTTTGCCATTATAGATGCCGACGGAAAAATGCTTTTTAAAAGGCTGTATTCTCAATCTTCCGTTGAAACAATCGATTCGTACAAAGATTTATCCTTTGAAGATTACGAACTTGAGCCTATCCGTATGTACAGTGCTAAGTTTGCTGATAAAAAAGCGTTTTTGTATGGCAACAGTAACGATTTTTCGTGGTATGTTTCCGATAACATTTTGATGAGGTGCAGAACAACATCAAGTGATATCGGCACAAAATATAATTCTGTTAATTTTTTTGGTGATGTATATAAATATCGCCCGACAAAAATTAAGCTGTTTTCGTATTGGTGGCTTGAGGCAGGCGATAAGTACACAATTAAAACTCCGTTTGAAGATTTGCCGACAATCGAAACATTTGTGTTCAACAAGAAAATGGACGGTTTTATAACTGCCCTCACATCAAAGGGCGAAAAACGATTAGGAAAGGAAGTAAAAGAAAATGAACAAATACAATAAAATTGTCTTTGTGAACGGCTCTGCTCCGCCCCTCAATGCCGACAACCTCAACCATATGGACGAGGGGATTGAACGGGCAACAGACGGAGCAATTGCACTTGAAACCGAAATAACCACAGCAAGAGGAAGTTCTAATTCACTTGGAGCAAGGCTTGATACGGCTGACGCAAATCTTGCAAAGAAAGCAAACAAAAGCGACATCGATTCAATTAACTCCCGTTTGCAGACGGCAGAGAAATCCCTTACAGGCAAGGCAAACGCAACAGATGTAGCCAATGTACTTAAATCAAAAGAAGACAATTTAAACAAAGTAAGCTCCAAAACGGGCATTACAGACAGCAGCACTAATTATCCGAGCATTAAATATCTTGACGATTTTTATTACGATGCAAACGAAGCCTACTCATCAGAAGAAACGGACAAGCTTCTTGCAACTAAATACGATTCGTCAAATATCGAAAGCGGAACATCAACGCTTACACCATACTCAACCGTTGCAGATAAAATCAAAAGTGCAAACTGTATATATAAGACGATTGGTGACATCGTAATCGTCAGTGCAACGGTCAAAATGAACGCAGTATCTCTTAGCGGCAATAGCATGTGTCCGCTGATTGATTTGCCGTACAAATGTATTTCCGAGGACAATGTTTTTTGTGTCGGTATTTCAAACCTTGGCAAGCTCTTTAAATTTGCCATTCCGAAAAATA